GACTGCAAAGATTTTACTTGCGTTCTTGTTATAAAAGTTTGGTGCAGACATAAGTTTATTTGATTAGTTTGTTAGATAATAACTTAGTTAGATAATGATAATGCTTCACTGTACTTCTTCTCTTTGACTAACTGAGAGAAGGTCTTTTTGTTAATCTTAGCATGCTCTGCTTCTTGTTGCTTAATAGCATCATCTAGCATGCTTTCTAGATTAGTAGTAGACTTAGCTTTCTTAGTCGTAGACTTAGCTTGCTTAGTAGATTTATCTACTTTAGTAGTAGACTTTGCTACTTGGGTCAGCTTAGCTTCTTCTCTCTTAGCTAGTATACTTTCATAAAGGGAAATAGCATTCTTCTTACTCTCCCCTGAGATGATAATATACTCTCTCGTCTCTCTGTATTCTCTCGTATACTTCTTTCTTGCTACTCTTCTAAGATACTTTCTGCTACTATGCTCTAGTATTACTGCATAGTCTTCTTTGTTAATGATAGCATTGTAAGGATACTGCATAATGTTAATGTTAATGTTATGCTAAGCTTAAGTATGCTTAGCTATACTATACTATACTAGAAGTAAGTATACTATACTATACTAGAAGTATACTATACTATACTATACTAGTAGTAAGTATACTATACTATACTATACTAGAAGTAAGTATACCAGTATCAGGTAGTATGCAATGTGCATTCTCCTTGATGCCAGTATCGTGGTATACTAATAGGATAATAATAGGATAATATACTGATAGTATTATTAAGTTAATTGATAAGGATATTTGATTGTTAAGGTACTGGTTTGTTTTGGATGCTTATATCATAATACGCAAAACGAAAAATGTAAATAGCTCTAAAAGGCCTGTAAACGCTACGTCAAAAAAGTTATTAACAATCGATGCTGTGCATCGTAACAGGTAACTGATAGTTTGGTGAGGTAAATTCTGTTCGTTTCGAGCTGTCTCCCAACGATGCATGGTGCTGCTCTCAGAAAGTAAGGGGGTATTGTTGCTGAATAGGGATAGGTTGTTTTGCTTACTGCTAGTTAGTATCTATTAGTATCTAGTCTAATCTTCTATCTGACAGACACCCTTCAATACTGTCGGCCACTCTCCATACTTCTATCTTTACGAGTCTAACAAATTTTTATAAACTTGAACTAGAGAGAGTTATCCAGAACAATCACAAGAACAAGACCTCTAAGAAGAGGGGGCTTTTGCAATTTTTTTTATATTATTTTTTATAAAGTCCAAAAGGCACCCAGAGTAAACCAATTGATTTTATTGACCTTTGTCGCCTATTTACAAAACAATTGATTCGTGATATGATATACATGTTCAATAAATCACTTAGCTCGCGTATGGACTTATCAACAGTTTCGAAGGCATCGCTACAGAAACGAATTGATGCATATTTCGAATATTGCAAAAAGAAACAGAAACCAAAAACAATGACAGGCCTAGCACTTCATCTAGGCATTACACGAAAGACACTAACTGAATTCTCTAGGACAGATCGGCTAGGTGATGTTATCGAGAAAGCAAAATTACGATGTGAGAACGAGCTAGAAGAAAGACTGATATCTGGGATGCCAGCTACAGGTATCATCTTTGCACTGAAGAACAATTACGGCTGGCATGACAAATTAGACATTGATCAAACACTTCGAGGGACAATCTCGTTATCTGCATTATTCGACACAGCGGCTGCTAGACTACAGAACAGAAACGAAGAAGCTATTGAAGGCTCTACAGTTTCTGAGCTACCAGCTAATTCTGAAGTAGTAGCTGCAGAAGAAGACGATGACGATATTCCTGAGAATTTATTCACTAACTAGAAAACTATGCCGTTTAGCGTTTCTGGTTCTCGTTTACTGATATACGAGAAAGACACAGTAGGCTTATGCAAGTTGGGTACTATTCCGTTTGGTACTCCAGAGACTACTGCTAGCCTCTTTTCACGAGGTGCTTTAATTACTTGCGAAGAAGATGGAAAGATCTACCGGAATAAGGGAACAGTTGCTGCTCCTGTCTGGGAAGAACTTTCTTACGTGACTTCAGAAGACATTGATGAAAGCCTCATTCAGTCTGCTGATATTCTAATCTCAGCTGCTGACATTGTAGCAACTGGAGCTGGTAAACTTGGCCACGCTGCTGGTGTACCATTAGTTGCTGATCCAGGTGCTAACAAAGTTGTAGACCTGATCTCTGCTGTCATGATTTACGATTTCGACACTGCTGCTTATACTGCAGGTGGAAACATTACTGTTAACAGCAACGGTGGTGCTGCTCTAACAGGTGCTGTTACTGCTGCTAACTCGTTAGGTGCTTCAACTGATAAGATTGTTAGATTTGTTCCGCTTTCAACAGGTGGCGTTGAGTTAACTGCAAATAAAGGACTTAATCTTGTTGCTGCTTCTGCTTTCACTCAACCTGGCACTGCTGCTGGTGTTGTTAGAGTTAAAGTCCTGTATCGTGTTATTACTACAGGGCTAGCGTAATCGATTACGAATTACATACGTAGTCAATCAGACCATGAATGACATAGAACTTTACATCAAATGGCAAGGCGACCCACTGCAATGGGTGTGCGACATGTTCAACTTACGCCCTCAGGGAGTTAAAGAAGAATATCAGACACTATACGATGCTGCTGTTGCTGATCGGAAGTTCTACGAATTCAAAGCTGGCTGGTTCAAACCGTTTGTCAAGGGTGAAGAAGTCACCTGGCAGCAAACTGCAATACTGATGGCAGTAGGTGCTGCTGTACAAAAGAAGGCATTACCGAGAATTTCGATTCGCTCTGGTCATGGAATTGGCAAGACAACAACGTTATCGTGGATCATGCTTTGGTTTCTGTTCTGTTTTAAGAACGCGCAGATACCGTGCACAGCACCTACTGGTGATCAGCTACATGACATTCTCTGGAAGGAGGTACAACTCTGGCTCTCGAGGATGCCGAAAGAGATTAGTTCTTTATATGAGTGGTCGAATGACTACATCAAGATGGTTGAATCTCCTCAGACTTGGTTTGCTAGAGCGAGAACAGCTAGGAAAGAAGCTCCTGAAGCTTTAGCTGGTGTTCATGGTGATGCTGTTCTTTACCTAATCGACGAAGCCTCAGGTGTACCAGAGGAGATTTTCAATACTGGGGAGGGCGCTCTTACTGGTGATAACTTCATCTTGGTGATGATTTCGAATCCAACACGTCTAGTCGGTTATTTCTTTGACTCGTTTAATCGAGACAGAGAGAACTGGCAGACGCTGCACTTTAATTCAGAAGAAAGTCCAATCGTTAATGCAAGATTTGTTCAACGTATTATTGACAAACACGGAATCAATTCTGATGAGTACAGAATTCGTGTTAAAGGAGAATTTCCAGCTGAAGACGCAATTGACAATGGTGGCTATCTACCTTTACTTATCGATGCTGATAGGAGAGAGACGTCAGACAAAAGACTAATCGGAAGAAAGAGATTAGGAATTGATCCGTCTGGTGAAGGTAAAGACTCTACAGTCTTTGTTGTCAGAGATAATTATAAAGCTGTAAAGGTGAGCTCAGAAAAGATCTCTACGTCAAAGTCAATTGCTCAGAGAACAAGAACGATCATGGATGAGTACGGTATTGCACAAGAAGATATCACAGTTGATAACTTCGGTGAGGGTGCAAACGTTGCACAAGAACTTGCATTAGTCGGTATCAGAGTAAACGCAGTAAACGTCGGTGATGCTGTACCAAAGGAAGAAGAAGAATACGACAAACTTAACGGAGAGAGAACATTTATCAATAAAAGAGCAAAGGCATACTGGCTACTCAGACACTGGTTACGAACTGGTGGTGAGCTAGTTGAAAATAAGTCATGGAAAGACGAATTTCCAAACAACAGATACAGAACAGAACTCTCTGGTAGAGTAAAGATGATGGGCAAGAGAGAGATGAGGAGAGAAGGTCTCAGATCACCGAATACGATGGATGCTCTGATGCTAACATTTATTGACGGTGAAGTAATTCCATCAGAGCCAGAAGTTAAACACGATGATTTTCTAGACGACGAAGACGATGGAACATTTTTATATCCTAGCATGAATCTTTAATTTATGAAAGAAGAGAAAAAACAAGACGTAGTTTCTCTCGGTAACGAAGGTGTCTTCGATGGTAAAGTTAATTGGCCAGATAATGAAGAGATCATACGTCGTATCGAACTAGAGAGAGACAATGCTATCGGTTACAGAGCTCCATTCGTAAATGATTGGCACGAGAACGAAGATCTTCTATACTGCAGAAAGAAGAAGATTCTGTCGAAGAGAACGAACGTGATGCTTCCATTAGCTGCTGGATACGAAGACGTACTTCTATCTCATCTCAGAACTCCAATCACAATCGTATTCGAGGGAGTTGAACCAGGAGATACTAAGAAAGCACTGAAAGCTACAAGCCTCTTCGAATTTGAAACATCTGTCACTCGAGAAGATTGGGAGTTCAAAGACATCATGACAAAGAAACTCGGTATCGTCTCTGGGAGGGGTATCAATAAGATCTACGCAGAATATCCGTATAAGCACAGACTCGATCCTGTCGACCACTACGACTTCTGGATTGACCCACTAACAAACGGGATGAATCTTGAATCAGCTCGATACTTAGGTCAAGACAATATCGTATTATCTAAAGCACAGCTAGAGAAGAACCCGTCATACGATAAAGAAGAAGTTACTAAGTTGCTCAGACAATTTCCAGACAATAACGCACCAGACCATGAAGTCGACAACACTGACAAGTCTCATCGGTTGCTAGCAGTTGGTGCAACACTCCAGAACTTTACACAAAGCGGAGAACCATCGTACATCTTTACTGAAGCATATACTCAGATTGATGGTATCAGAGTTTACGTACTTTACAATCGAGAGAAGAAAGTTATTATTAAGAAGACAGAGTTAGAGAACATTACTGGTTTTCTCAAAGGTGAGCAACAAGCTTTCTACCCGTATGAATCTTGGGCGTACTATCCTGACCTGTTCAACTTCTGGAGTATCGCTCCGCTAACGAGAGTTAGAGAGATCTTCTACTTACGTAACGTAGCTTTGAATCAGATCTTCGATGCAGGTGAATCAAAGACACGTCCAATGAGAGCATTTGACCCGAAGACATTTACTGATGCTAGTAAACTAGTCTACTCACCAGATGCTTTGATTCCGACAGCTGGTGGAAGAGATCCTAGTAAAGGCATTTATACGTTTGCTGGTGAATCGATTAGTGATCCATCATCTATTGATTCTATTCTAGAGACACTAGGGAATAAGATTACAGGTATGAACTCTGGTGCTACTGCTAACGAGATCAATACACAGAAAGTTGGCATCTACTACGGGAACATGCAAGAACTCGAGAAGAGAATGACATTGTTTGAATTATCATATAACAGATTCCACCTACGACTAGCTCAGAAGTACTTAAAGTTTGCTAGTGACCGTCTTGAAAAGATCGACGCAATTAAGATCTTAGGTACAAACGGAGTTGAATACGATGAGATTACACAAGAAGACCTAGTCGACTTCGATATTAACATAACTGGAGGTGTTTCAAAGGCTAGCGCAGATTCTTTGACTAAGAAAGCTAAAGCAGATGCACTAGCTCAGCTAGCAATGAGTCAGATCGTAAACCAGAAAGTGAGAGTCGAACTAGCACTTGGTATTGTCGGTTTCAATAAAGACGAGATCAAGAGGTTATTAGATTCATCGATTGTCGATCAGAACCAGTTAGTTCGAGCAGACGAAGACATTCAGAAGATTCTGACAAAGAAGAAGTTCAGGAAATACCTCAAAGCTGATATTCAGTACATGAAGAGAATCTTCGACTTCGTTTATGATCATGATCTGAGTAAAGAAGACGAAGAACTCTTGCTGAAGTATATCGAAGAGATACAGCCAGTTGTTATTCGTAACGTCTACTTACGAGCAAAGCAAGAGCTATTACAGAAACAGATGGCTATGTCATTAACATCAGCACCAGGCCCATCACCAGATTCTCCAGCACTGACAGGAGCTAAGAATGCGATGCCAGTACCACCAGAAGACGTTGCCACAGCAGGAGCTCAGACGATGCAGCAAGCAGAGACTGTTCCGTCACTAATTCAAGAACAATACTAGTATGAAAGACTTCACTGAAGCAAGAGATGGTTTTACAGAAGCAGAAGACATTGAGATGATCAATGAGATCGAGTCTCAATACGAGAAAGCACTACCGTTCGCTGAGATCTTAGAATCTAGAAGCGGTACAGCACTCGTTGAGTGGCTCAACTCAGAAATTACCAATCGACTCTTGAATCTATTCGAGTCTCGAGATGTGCAAGCGATTGCAGATCTAAAGGCTGCTGTAGATCTCAAGACTAAGATATCTAATTCACGTGATGCTAAGACCTCGATTGAGTCTTGGCTCGCTAATCTTTAAGTTTATGCCTAGAGGACAATCTGTGAAAGACGAAAAAAATGACGTCGATGACTTAGACGAACAGCTGCCAACTGTACAACAGGAAGAACCTACAGTTGCTGCTAGATTCGTAGTCAGGGCGATGTCTTCGAAGAAAGATGCTTATGGTGTCTATTCTTCAGAGAAAGGTTTACTCAGAGTTTATTCTGAGAAAGATGGTGTCGAGAACCCGAAGGAGTCAGCGATTGCTTATGCTAATAAGCTAAACGTTCAGACTTCTCCGCTATTACCTCGCTTTTAAGTTAATTATTAAATACAGACCGCTACGTCTTGAAACTGGTTATTACAGGTTAGCAACCTTGATAGCTATCTCGATTAGTGATCTACTAATTTATGCCCAATGAAAAGAGCAACAGTGAGCCAATCGAAGAAATTATGAATGGACTCGATTCTCACGAAGACGACGAATCTGGTCAGTCGGGAAAGAAAGACCAGGAAGGAGAAGGTGATCCTAAAGACACCGAGGACGACGAAGATGAAGAAGGCGATGAACCAGACACATCTTATCGGCCGACTGGAGAGAAGAAGGCTAAGAAAGAGTCTTCAAGTGACACAGTTCCTCTTAGCGTCTTTCTTGAATTAAAGAGAGACTTTAAGGCTCTGAAGGAGCAACTCTCTGGTGATTTAACAAACAAAGACATTGATGAATTCGCTCAAGCTGCTGGTATCGAGCTAGATGTAGCCAAGAAATTCGTAAAGATGATTCAAACGAAGACGAAGGAAGAAGTTCTTCAAGAAGTTGAGGAGAAGATTAAGCCGGTTGCTAAGAACAATCTAGCTGAAGAGAGCATTGCTCTATTCGAAGCAGATTTTGAAAAGTCAATCGCTTCTAAGTATCCAGAACTAGCTGGAAAGAAGGATGTCTTTCAGAAGATTGCATTTAGCAAAGACTTCTTACATCTAAAGACTCTTGAAGACATTCGAAAAGAATTCTATCCTAATGCAACGAAAGAGAAGAAAACGAAGAAAGACTCTCCAGAAGCTGGTTCTCAAGGTGCTAGTTCTAAAGCACCAGAGAATGTAGACTTCGCTACGATGGACGATGAGACTTATAAGAAAGTATTGGCAAATCCAGAATCTCGTACTAAGTACTACGAGTGGTTAGATTCACAAGGTCAATAAGCTAATTAACTATGTCTGCTTTAACTACATTTAAGGAAGCATTTGTACCTCGCTACCAGGACATTCTTGGTAAGACGATGGTTGGTTTTGTAGTTGGCAACACTCGCTTACAGTCACAGTTAACTGAAGGTAAAACTGTTAGTCGTTCCATTGCTGACTTCTCTGACATCTATGTGAGAGACGTCACTCGGTACACTGATCGTACTATCAACGGTGTTGGTGATTCTAACGAGCAGTTGACAATTGACAAACAGAAGTCTGCTGACTTCAAACTTGATAGCTGGGATAAGTTACAGAACGGCCCACGCAAGATTGGTGAACTTGCTGCTAAAGAGTGCACACTGAAATTACGAAGGTACATGGATGCTGACATCCTCGGTCAGACTCTAAATGCTTTCGATTCATTCGACGACGGTGATATCGCTGGCACTAACGGCAACGGTATCGCTCTGACCACAACTAACTTTGCTCAGGTCTTCTCAGATCTAGGTGCTAAGTTAAGTGCGAACGATGTTGAAGATAACGGAGACTTAGTGCTAGTCACTGATCCTTACGTCTTATCGATTGCGAACCAAACTTTGCTAGGTAAGAATATCGAGATGACCGGTACTACTTTCAAGAACGGCTATTCTGGCCCTATCGTTGGTTTCAGAACTTATCGTTCTAACAACTTGACTTTCACTGCTTCTCTATCTCTAGCTCAAGCTGTTACTGCTACTGATACTGTTTCGATTGGAGGCGTTGTATTCAAGTTTGTTTCTTCTCTAAGCTCAGCCCCTGCTGTTGCTGGTGAAGTTTTAGCCGGTGCTAACGCTGCTGCTTCAAGAGCTAACTTAATTGCTGCTATTAACGGTGCTTCTGGTGCTGGTACTACTTATACTGAGGTTTCTAATGATGACAGGAAGAAGTTAATCGGCTGGAGAGTCGTTGCTTCTGCTTCTGGCACTTCTGTTAACTTAGTCTGTACAGGCTCTGGTCGCTTATCTGTTACAGAGACTTTGACTCATGCTTCAAATATCTGGAGCAAGAAGATGATTCACTGCTATGCTGGCAGAAAGAAAGGTGTTGATATGGTTATCCAAAGCGATATCAATCCTGATCCACGCCCAGAACCAAGACAGAAGACTGTCAACTTCTTGATTGATGCCTTATACGGCTACAAGACATTTGCTGACGGTGCTAGAACTTTCTTGGACCTCCAGATTGCTGTTTAATAGGTTGTTTATACTGCTCAGAAGTTTCTGGCTTCTGGGCAGAATTAAGCATTTTCTATGGAAGGAATGATCGTAACAAATCTAGAGACAAACGTCAATAGAGTCATAAATGCATTTAATGATGTAGCGAAGACGCTAGAACCTACAAGCAATAAAGAGATCGTAGATGCTCTGAATAATCTCAAGTTTGAGAAGACAGACGTTACGTCTCTCTCGAATGTTCTAGTAGACGTCAAGAGGATTCTGAAGAAGATATCTGCTAAAGAGACGAAGCTTGATACATCGAAGATTGAGAGAGCAATTACGAGCTTATCGTCAGATCTCAGAAAGCTAAAGAATGAGCCAGTTGATCTTTCGAAAGTCGTCTCTCTCTTGAAGTCAATTGTGTCTTCGATCGATTCAATCGAGATACCAGAGCAGAAGAGAATCGATCTACCAAAAGAATACCCACTTCCTGAGAAGCAGATTAAAGAGCTAACACCACGAAGCGACGAGAAAGCAGTCAGTCAGTTAAGAGAAGTTACAAAACTCTTGCAGAAACTCAATGATAAGTCATTTGGTGGTGGAGGTGGACCAGATGTTGTTGGTATCAAGAGGCTCATCAATGGCAGAGAGGTAAGAATGACACCAGCCACCGAAGAAACTATTCAGTCAATAGCAGGTCTAAACATCCCTAAGCACGATACTAAAGAACTCGTCTATACCGATGGCGTTCTAACTTCTATCGTCTATAAGTTAGCAGGAGCAACGGTGGCTACAGAAACACTAATTTATACAGATGGAATATTTACTGGTGTAACAATATTATAATATGGAAATAGTAAAACTAATTGACAACCCAGTTCATCTTAACTTCACAGGAGGAATAACGCCTAAAGGTGTTTATGCTGCTGATGTTACATATAACACTGGGGAAAGCGTTTCTTATCTTGGTTCTTCTTATGTTGCAATTCAAGAGT